TCTCAGGGTGCGGAATCATCCGCAGCCCCTGAACGGAGTCAATGCACTGCACGTCCACGAGCGGCGCCACCGTCTTGGCGTATGCCACGGCGCCTGGGTCAATGTCAAAGGCGATGGCGCTCCCGCCAGTGCGCTCGATGATCCAGTTCCAGACCTGCGTACTTTGCCCATCCCCGTTCCAGTTATCCGCCTGCCGAGCGCAGCCAGTCTCTGCAATGTGAACTGGACCCTGCTTGGCGAGCAGGTAGTAGGCGATCACCTTGAACGCTGGCCAGCGGCGATCCTCGCCCACCTTGCCCCTGAACTCGCGCTCAAACTCGGCGAGGCTCATTCGCTGATCTTGTAGGAGTTGGTGCGGCACGTCACGCGGAAGACCATTCCGTTCACCTCTTTGATCTGCGCGTCAATGGCGCCGATCAAGCCGCACGCCTTGCAGACCGCCACGACGTCATCAGCCATTGCCTTGACGTCAAAGTTGTTCGGGTGCTTGGCGCGTGCCTCCTGCTCGTCCAGTCCGTCCTCCACCATTGCGATCTGCCCGTAGGTGATGTTGTTGCGCTCCCAGCCAAGAACGTGTCCAAGCAGGTCTTGGCTCAGGATGCTGCTGCTGCGCATCGCTTGGTCAATCCACGTCAGCCTTCCCTCGACTGTCTTCTCGCGGCTGATCGCTGGTCGCGGCGCCTTCTTGGTCTCTTGCACGGTGCGGATGCGATACAGGTCCACGGTGCGCCAGCCGTCCTCTGCGACCTCACCGAACAGGTTGATGAACCGCTGCTCAACGTCTTCTGGGACGCGGCGCTCTTCAGCGACGTAGGCGTAGGCGCTGCGCCGGCTGATCTTCAGTGCCTCGGCGAGTGCCTCGATGCGGCCCCGCGTGGACTTATGCGGGAAGGCGTGCTTGGCGACGATCCTCATCCAATCGCCACGAATGCTGCGAACAGTGAACACTTGCCCTCCCTCTGCTCAGGGACGAGTGTCATCCCATTCCGTGATTATGACGCGCACGACCCCAAGATGCAAGTCGCGCAGTGCGGCGAAGGCCTTCGGCGACAAGTCAACGCTGCGGCTGCGCTTCGTCCACTTGCGTTTCAGGTCTTGCTTGCAGCGCGCACAATGGTCAATCACAAGCGCATACACACAACGTTCTGGCTGGTCTGCGCGACAGACCTTGATCTGGTACGGATCGTCGCCCCACCTGAACGATCCAACGGCCGCATAAAACTCCCAGCCTGCGCGCGTGTAGAAGGTGGACTGTTCGCCCTTGCGGTGATAGGTCGCGTCGTACCACGATGCGACGCCGCGCACTGGGATGCCGTGAGGCGTCCGCACTGGCACACTTGGATGAACGGTCAAGATAACCGCCATCAAGAGTGCAATCACTCAGGCGGCTCCGCTGCTACAAACCAATCGCAGAAGTCGTCAAGGTCAAGGATGATCACGGCGCGACGACGGCCGCCGCCAACGCCAGGACTGTCACCAATCACCAAGCCACGCAACTGGTCGCTCTTGACCGGCACGGTCTGCAACCAGTCCCACTGGCGTTCGCTGAAACTGCCGCCCACCTTGCACTGCACGGCGAGCCAGTCGTTCGCCACGTCCTGCTTGCCGCCGAACTGCCCGACGCGCTGACCGAGCAGGCGCTTGGCAACCTCGCGCTCAAAGGCATTGCCACGAGCGCGGCTGTTCTTTCCCTTGCGGCTCTTGGCAGGGTCAATCATCTTCTTGGTGGCTTCGTCCTTGAAGTAGCCCATCAGACGAGCCTCGCCAGCAGCGCAGTGCCGCCGTCGCTCAAGGTGAAACGGCTCGGCTGAACAATCATCACGCCGTGCTTGATCAGGTCAGCATTTGTCTTGCGGTTGCCGATCCCTTCATACAGAAAGAACCAGCCATCTGGCGCAATGGCGTCGGGGTAGCGTTGGCTCAGGATGCACCAGACGCGGCCAGAGACTCCTGGCTCGTAGCACCACGCATCGGGACCCTCCTGGACGGCGATGACTTGATCGTCAAGGAACGGAGCCTTCCGCTCGATGCGGCTCACTTCACGCAGCTCCTGTGGTACCAGGCGAAGCGGGTATGCCGCTTGTTGGCAACGAAGGTGATCACCTTGACGCGCCACGACTCCTTCAGCGTGTTCAGGTCGCCGCTGCAAGCGCCGCAGCTCGTCGCTGCGAACACAGGCTCCTTGCGAGGTCCGCCTCGCTGCGCCTTTACTGCTGCCATAGCACGCTCCTTACGATCCAAATGACCGTGGCGAACGCCAAGATCAGGAAGATGGTACCCGCTGCCGCACCGCCACGCTTAGACGCCACCGGCAGCGTCAGCCCAACGATCAGCGCGAAGAAGAGTTGCAGCCCTGCGATCACGAGACCAACGCTATCCCACACGTCAGTGACCGATGCCGTTCAGCGTTGAGACCAGACGAGCGACCATCTTCTCAATGGCCTCTTGAGGCGTCTCGCCAGTTGCCGTGATCTCGCCGTCCTCGTCATCAAGGATCACTGTCCACACGCCCTCGATCTGCACGCAGTCCTGAACCCTGTAGCCGACCTGCGCTGCGAGAATCTCTAGCTCTCTCATTCGCCCTCCATCTTGTCGGTGATGACGCGGTAGGCGTCCTCAGGCGACAGGCTTGTCGTGTCCACCGTAAGGTCTGACCTGCTGTCTGTCCAGCCCCTTTCCGTGATGTCGGCGGCTCCGTACAGGTTGCCGCCTACCCTCTCGCGCCTAACCTCCTCTGAGGCTGTCAGGCGAACGATGAAGATGTCTGGGTCAATGGCTCGCAGGTACTGCACCTCGGCATCCAGCCGCACGTCATCCACGACCACGCCAAAGCCGATCCGCTTCAGCTCAAAGTAGTCCTTGCGCCAGACCCTGAGCCAGAAGTGCGTGTCCACGCTGCGCATCGCCGCACCGATCTCCTGCAGCAGTTCTCTGCCGGTCAGGGTGTTGTTGCCGAAGTTTCGGCTCACGGTCAAGACCTCGCTCTTGCCGAGGTCGTTGTACGCCATCGCCGCGATGTGCTTGATGGCATCCGCGATGCCGTGCCGACGGTACTCACGATGCTCCACGAAGAGCGATGCAATGGTGGATTTGCCGCTCCCTTGCGGCCCAAGAATCGCCAGCGACCTCATACCGGCACTACTGAACTGATCGCCAGTTCCCGAAGCCCGTTCTCAATACGAGACCACGATCCAACAATCTTCTGAATGTCAGCGTCTGAGTATGTTGACCCAACGTTCAGAGCAATGGACTTGATCTGACCCCAGTCCATTGGCTGCAACTCAAACTCGCGGACGATCTCTCCAATACTTGGCCCGAAGTTGGCAAGCGCAAGGTGCTTCAACTCGATAAAGAATGCCGCTGGCGTGTTGGGTCGGAACTGCCGTGATTCCCACTCCAACACCGTAGCCATCGGGATTCGCCGTCCAACAGCGACCATTGCAGAGCCTTGCTGCATTAGCACCGGCACAATCGCCGTAATGCCTTTGTCGGCTGCCGCTGCTGCAGCCCTTGCGTCAACGATCAGGCACTTGCGGCTGGGATCAAGAGCAACAGCCTTAGCGTCTAAGCCCTTATCGTCAATGAATAGGTCTGCCTCCTTGACTGGACCGCTCGTGTCAAAGAAGCGGTGCTTTGGTCGCAATCCTGCAACCTCAGCCGTGTGAATCGCTGCCCACTCGCCAATAACCCCTGCTAGGTCGTTCACGATGTTCTGATCAGAGCCTCGGTCTTGCTGGCTATTTCTAAATGCATTTCCCCTACTTGTCCTAGCTCCTGCCAGAATCGCAAGTCCGACTGCTATCTCCTGCTCCATTCTGAGCCTGATCATCGTCGTCCTCCCTTCGCAATAATCTCGCCAATACTCATCACGCCGTTAGTAAGAGTCTTCTCTTCTCTAGTTCTGTTCTGGTTCTTCTCTAGTTCTATAGCGTGACTAAACCGTGACACAGGCTCTTTTCCCGCACGAGCGCGCTGTTGCCGAATGGTCGACGTGGCGTCGACTTGCCATCGAGACCAGTTCGAGACCTTGACGAGACCATCTCCAGATGCCTCCAGCAAGCCCTCGGCGACCAGTCGGGGTACGCACCTTGAGAGGCGCGGCCCGATGACCGTGGCGAGGTGCCGACGGTCACGGAACTCGCCGCCCTTCCGCATCTCCTTCGCCACTTCAAGGATCGTGACGAACGCACGAAACTCAATGTCGCTGAGGCTGCTGATGATTGCGTCCTTGTGTGCTTGTGCTGACCACTTGATCCAAAGTGCCATTTCAGTCCTCCTCCGACTTTCTCTTGCTTAGAACGGCAAGTCCTCTAGGTTCTGAGTGTCTTCTGGCACGAGCTTCGGCTTCGCCGGTGCAGCCGACTGCGACGCGACGAACTTCTGGCTCGGCTTGTCCTTGCAGTAGGCGCCGTCTGGCGTCTTGTGGCTCGCCGCCCAGAATGCGTAAGGCTTGCCAGTGGCCCTTGCGACACCTTCCTTCCACACCCAGAGTTCGCCGTGGCTGCAGGTTTCATCACCGACGTTCTGCGCGAAGAGCATTGCAGCCTTAGCAGCGAGGATGGCGTCATCCAGCGCTGGGTCAGACCCACTCGTAGAATCAACGGAGAGGGGCGTAGGAGCCACGGAGAGGCGCGGAACCCTCGCAAGTGGCACTGGGACACCCTTCTCAGGTGAATAGAGGCCTCGACCGATCCCTAGTGCGGCCGCAGCCCTGCGGCGACTATCTGTCACGCTGGACTTGATTGGCTCTTCGTCGCGCCCTGCGGCGTTCGGATAGCCCGCCTCCTCGATTGTCTTGCTCTGGCCCTCGTGATGAACAATGAGGCGACCACGCACCACTGCGTTAGCGGCGTCAACCAGTTCCCACGAGAATGACCAGCCCATCGTGCCAAAGACCTCATCCAAGCGACCGTCAATCGCTCGCACGTCGGCATAGGTGAACGTCATTCCTGATCGACCTGGGCGATGCTTCAGGTCCTTCTCCTCAAATGGTGCCAAGAGTGCTGCTGCGATGTCCTTGCTCATAGTCCCTCCTCGTTCTTGAATCGGAAGACTCGCGCGCCTGGAACTTCCCGCGTCGCGGCTTCAATGATCTTCGGGTCCACTTTCGTTGCGACCTCCTTCCAGTCGGTCTTGACCGACGCCTTGTTCTGCTTCCACGTTGCCTGCCATCCGTTGCCGACAATCCCTGCCTTCTCGCCGATCGCTTCCTTCAGCGAGATGGCGAGGTTCTGCAGCTCTTCGTCAAGCAACTTGGATTCGTACTGCTTTTCCGAATACAGCGCCGCCACGCGGTCAATGCCGTCCGTTGCGTTTGCGTACTCTTCGCTCGCCTGCGGCACGACCTGCGCCAGCGCGTCAGAGTCCTGACCCTGCAAGGCTGGCGGCGTCTGCGTTGCGAGCGCGTTCCTAAACTCCACTGCCTTGCGGTACAACTCCGTCTGGTAGTCAATGCTCGCAGCCACCCGCTCGATGCGGAAGACCAACCCGCCGAGCAGGACTGCTACGTCGCACCACGGTGCGCCGGTGACAAACATTTGCCACTGCACCTGCGCCACCACCTCTGGCGGGACTGGGTGCAGACTCCAGCGCGGTGAGGTACTGGTCTTTATTTCCACCAAGCCCTCCTCGCCGACGATGGTGCGGTCGAGTGACGCCATCACCCACGGCAGTTCCTTGAGTCGGACAATGCCGTTGCTGCGGCGCAACTCGCGGCCAGTCTCCATCTCGTAGAACTCTGCGACCGTGTTCTCCAGCAGGATGCCGCGAACGGCGGCTGGTCCCACTGGGTCTGGCTGATACTTCCCTAGCTTCTCCGCCCAGAGCTGGAAGGGAGTTTTATAGGGGTTCAGCCCCGCGATGACCGAGACGTCGGTCGCCGTGATGCCGTCAGCCCGAAGTGCGAACCACTCAGGACTGCGCTGCTCTGCCTTGACGAACTCGTATTGCTTGCTCACTTGCCCTCCTTCTTCTTTCTGTCTTTCTTGGCGAACCCTTCGCCCTTGTAAACCACCGCCGCCGGTGAATAGACCATCCGCATCCAGCGGCCGCATTTCTCGCAGCGCGGGTTGTAGACGTTCGTGATTGAGTGCGTGTGTTCCTCGCGATGTCCGCAGTCGCCGCAGCGGTACTCGTAAACTGGCATTAGCCAAGTACCACGAAGACGATCACCAGAAGCGTCGCTCCGAGGATGCCAATGGCAATGTCAAGTTGCTGATCGCTGCGCTTTTGCTCATCCAGCAGCGTCGTGCGGATTGCCACTCGTTTGTAGACCAGTGGCTGCGTCCTTCTGTCCAACTTCATCGCATTGACCCCAGCGCCAAGAGCAGCACCATTGCTGCGATGAACGATACGACTGCCAAAGAATCCAAGATGAGTGTCTTCACTTTGCTGCCTCCTTCAACTGCTCAAGGGTGACTTCGCCGGCAGAGATGCGAGCGATCTCGCTCCACGCGATTGGCGCGTGTTCTGCAACTGGCTTCTCATCGCGCTTCGGACGAACGCCCAGCTCAAAGATGAGCGAAGGGAGTTCGGTCGAGTTAGGGTCGCCGATCACGAATGTGGCGTGACCCTTGCGCTCGCTGCGGCTGACCCAGCCGAAGTTCTTGTTCATCTAGACCTCCTCAGCAGGATCAGCCTTCTGGCTGGTTCCTCCCTGCTGTCACGATCCTAGAGCGTGATGTCACGGCTTGTCAAGGGGTAGCCTCCCAGACTGGAGGAGGTCAGTCTGGGAGGTCGCTGGCATAGCCAGCGGCGTCATCGTCCTCATCGAGCAGCTCTAG